CAGCGGCAGTGGCAAGGCAAGATAGAATACTACGTCGTGTATGACGACGATGGTGTTATTTGCGACTGGCGACCGGTGGAGTGATGAGAAAAAGCCCGCACGTTGCAAACGTGCGGGCTTTTTGATTGGTGGAAAAATCAAGCCAACGGTGCACAGGAAAATACGCCAAATGACGCGAAGGAACAAGCGTTCTTTCCACGATAATATAATTACTGCTTTGCGAAATGATACGCTATACTAGCTTACATGGAAGCAAATGAGGCTCACGACTATGAACAGTTTGCCGCGGACATTGCCCGGCAACTGCAAACGGAATTACCGGAGTTACTCAGGCGCACCAAAGGCGGCTACAAGGTTTCGATCAACATCCTACCAGGGCACAAGGAAGCGCTGATCGAATTCCAGCCCCGCATCATCAAGATCCGACAAAGCAGCAACAAATAAATAGGCGTTACTGAACCAATCAGGCGCACTTTTTCCGCTAAGGCGGGAGGGGTGCGCCTTTTTATTTTCTGCTTTGTCGGGAGGATGTGATGACGCGTTTGAGTGTGATCAAGGCCGGCGTAGGAGTACTCGCCGGCGTATGGGCCAGCCTGGCGCTGGTGCTGCAAGTGCTATTGTTGCTGATGGTGTTGGATTTTGTGACCGGGATTGCCGTCGCCATCCAACGGGGTGAGGTGAGCAGCCAGAAAAGTTATCAGGGCATCGGCAAGAAAGTGATCGTCTTGGCGCTCATCACCGCTACGGCGATCATCCAACAGCATCTGTCCGTGGATCTACCCATCGTAGAAATCGTTGCAGGGTTCTATATTGCGAATGAGTTTATTTCGATCCTGGAGAATGCAGCGTTGGCCGGCGTACCCGTACCCGGCGCCCTGCGTGACATGCTCCAAAAATTGAATGACATGGCGAAACGCTAAAGAGGCTAGAATGAACATCCCACTGCTTATCCAGTGGCGACAGCGCCTACAACACGATATTGCCTACAACGATGTGCCTGGCGTCACCATCACGGGTCAGAACGTGCTTTTTGAGATTGCGCTGCTGCACCATCTCACACCGGAGGAAAACCAAGGGAGCCGCAACATCTACGTGGACATTGTAGACGCGCAGGGGCATCTTCTGCGCGGCCTGCCGGTACGCATCGGCTGGACGTGGGAAGGGCGCCGCGCTGACGAGCCGGCGCCGCCTTATCCACTGGACAAGCCGGCCAACGAACCAGCCGGCAACGTGCCACTCTATATGGATGCCAAAACCGCCGTGTGGCTGCAAACCGCTGACGGCCACGTAGTGAGCGAACGCGTTCACTGGCTATCCAGCAAAATCCAAGACGGCGTCATCGGCAACACAAAGGGCCATAACAGCTTTTACGTCATCTTCCGAGAACGCGCCCTTGGTGCAGTGAGGCCCGTTGATCCAACACCGGTCGATCCCGTTGTTGTCGAGCCGGCCGCTAATGAATTACAAAAACTGGTTGCCGCCATCGACACCAACATCAAGGCGCTGAAGCGAATGGTAGGCATAGCATGAAGCGAAAAGCATCCTTCACCATGCGGTTGGCCTTCCTGCTATGCCTGCTGGCGTTGACCATCTCGTTTTGCACGTTGGCCGAGCCACCAGCGGATCGAGCGGCGCCGCCCTTGCCGCCACTGTCTCCCGTTCTCCTACCACCGAGGTCAAAATGAGCCAATATATTTTCGGCCTACACGACGCCGGCGGCGAGCAACTCATGCTCGATGCTGGCCGGCCCGGATGGATCGTCATCACCGAGGAGCTAGGCGCCGACCCCAACAATCGCAGTGGCCGCGACTATCGCCAATGGTCCGACCGTGGAATTGGCGTGATTGCGCGCCTAAATCATGGCTATGGCTCTGCCGGCACCATCCCCGGCGCTGGCCTGCATGAAATTTTTTCTCAACGGGTCGCCAACTGGGTCGCCGCGTCGCCAGGCTGTAGCCGCTGGATTATCGGCAACGAACCCAACCATCCCAACGAATGGCCCGGCGGCCAACCCATCACCCCGGAGCGCTACGCCAGCTATTATCAATTTTGCCGGGATGCCATCCTGGATCTACCTGGCCACGAAAACGATCAGGTGTTGGTTGCCGCCGTCGCGCCATGGTGCGCAAAATGCTGTTATCCCGGCAATGATGGAGGCGACTGGATCAAATACTTCCAAGATATGATCCGCTACATCGGCATGTTGGACGGCTTTGCCATCCATGCCTACACCCACGGCGCCCACCCGGCGCTCATGCAAAGCGAAGCGAAAATGAGCGCCACCGGCTTCACACATCGAGCATATCAATTTCGGGTCTACCGGGAGTTCCTGGAAGCGATTCCGGCCAACCTGCGCAAATTGCCCGTTTATATCACCGAGAGCAACCAGGGCGATCACGCCTGGATCGATCACAACACGGGCTGGGTGCAAGCCGCCTACGCCGAGATCAACGCACACAACCAGCAGCCCAACGGCCTATCGACCGTGCAGGCCCTCATCCTTTACCGCTGGAACGATCACGATCAATGGCAAATCGGTAATAAGCCCGGCGTGATCGAAGATTTCAAATTAGCCATGCGCAACGAATACCGCACGCCGGCGCCGACCGCAGTGGCGCCACCATCGCCCACCGAATGGCGCCGGGCTATGGTCCACGCAGCGGCCAAGCTCCGCAGCGCACCCGGCTACATCGGTCGTGCTGCGGACGCTAATGTGTTGCTGATCTTGCAACCCGGCGAAGAGGTCAAGCTTATCGGCGAAACCGCACAAGTTGACAACCTGACCTGGTACGCCGTCCGTTGCCGTGGCGGCCTCTCCGGTTGGGTAGCCGAGCGCACGCCGTCCGGCACGCTCCTGCTCAATGTCGCCATTCACCAGACCGACTGGGATCGAGCCATCGCCTTTGTCCTCAAATGGGAAGGCGGCTACGTCAACGACCCGCATGATCCTGGCGGCGAAACCAACATGGGCATTAGCAAGCGCAGCTACCCAGATCTCGACATTGCCAACCTGCCCAAAGACCAGGCCATGGCCATCTACCAACGCGACTACTGGCAAGCCAGTGGCGCCGACAAACTACAATGGCCGCTCTGTCTAATGCACTTCGACACAGCCGTCAACGCCGGCACCGCCCGCGCCAATCAGCTATTGCAGGATAGTGGTGGCGACCTGGTGCGCTATGCAGCGTTGCGCCTAGAGTTCTACGTCGGGCTGAAGACCTTCAGCCGCTATGGCGCCGCCTGGACACGCCGAGTGGCGGATGGGTTGAAGCAATGACCCGGCGTGCCGGCACGGCCTGTCGCACGCCTGGTTGCGCGGGCATTGTGCGTGGTGGTGCGTGCAGTGGCTGTGGTGGTACAGCTAAGCGCACACGCCAACGCCAGTATGATGACCAGCGTGGTAGTGCCGCCAAGCGTGGCTATGATAGGCAGTGGCAACGGTTGCGTCTCGCCTTCCTTCGTGCCCATCCACTGTGCATTGAGTGCGCGAAGGAAGGCATAACAACACCGGCGACCGAAGTCGATCACATCACCCCCAAGCGTGACGGTGGGCAGGATGACTGGGATAACCTTCAGCCACTGTGCAAGCGCCACCATAGCCGCAAGACGATGGCAGGGGGGTAGGGGGATCAAATCTCTACAAAGTTTCTCTGTAGACCGGCGGGGTGGTGCTTTTTTTGCAGCCGCGAAATGCGATAGGGGGGGGGATGGCGGGGAGACCACCGAAGCCGACGGCGTTGAAGCGGCTGGGCGGGAATGCGGGGAAGCGGGCGATCAATAAGAGTGAGCCGAGGCCGGCCCACAAGCGGCCTAGCTGCCCGAAGCATTTGACCGGGGAAGCGAAGAAGGAGTGGAACCGGACGAGTAAGCAACTGTTTGAGTTGGGGTTGCTGACGGAGTTGGATAGGGCGGCGCTGGCGGCTTATTGTCAGGCTTGGGCGCAGTGGGTGCAGGCTCAGGAAGAGATGAGTAAGCCGACGTTCCAGATGATCGAGGTGACGGAGAGCGGGTATCCGGTGGCGAGTCCTTGGTTGAATATTGCGGCGCAGGCGATGAAGCAGATGAAGACGTTTTTGACCGAGTTTGGGATGACGCCGAGTAGCCGCAGCCGGGTGACGGTGGTGGCCGAGCCGGAAGCGGACCCGTATGAGGAGTTTTTGAAGGGGGGCGCATGATCCCGTTGGATTATTTGGTGATGCTGGTGATCGCTTTTGTGGTGGGGTATGTGATGGGTTGGTGGGAGCGGCGTTGGCGGCGTGACATCGATGAGCGGGGTTGATGGGTACGTGGCGGATGTGTTAGAGGGGCGGACGCCGGCTTGTAAGTGGGTGAGGTTGGCCTGCGAGCGGCATCAACGTGACCTGGAGGAGGGTGGCGCGCGGGGGTTGCGGTTTGATGAGCGGGCGGCGGAGAAGGCGATTGGGTTTTTTCGCTTCCTCCGGCATAGCAAGGGCGAGTGGGCCGGCCAGCCGTTGACGTTGGAGCCGTGGCAGCAGTTTTTGATTGGGGTGATCTTCGGATGGCGCCGGGCGGACGGTCTCAGACGGTTTCGGACGGCGTATGTAGAGGTGCCCAGGAAAAACGGGAAGAGTACGGTGGCTTCGGGCGTTGGCTTGTATTTGTTTGATGCCGACGGGGAGCCAGGGGCCGAGGTTTATACGGCGGCGACGAAGCGCGACCAAGCCAGAATTACGCACAGTGAAGCAACCCGCATGGTAAAGGCGTCACCCTTCTTGCGCAAGCGGATTCGGGTCTTTAAGGACAATCTGCATGTGGAGGGGACGGCCAGCAAGTTTGAGCCGTTGGGGCGGGATGCTGACAGCATGGATGGTCTCAACATTCATGGGGCGGTGGTGGATGAGTTGCACGCCCATAAAAACAGGGATGTTTGGGATGTGTTGGAGACGGCGACGGGCGCCAGGCGGCAGCCGTTGATGCTGGGGATTACCACGGCGGGTTTTAATCGGGCGTCGTTGTGCTGGGAGCTGCACGAATACACGCAGAAGATTCTTAACCAGGTGTCGAAGGATGACAGCTTCTTTGGGATCATCTTCACGATTGATGAGGGGGATGATTGGCGGTTGCCGGAGACGTGGTCGAAGGCAAATCCTAATTTTGGGCTGAGTGTGAAGCCGGATGATTTGGAGCGAAAGGCGACGAAGGCCAAAGAGATGCCGAGCGCGCTGAATAGCTTCTTGCGGCTTCATCTCAACGTGTGGACACAGGCGGAAACGCAATGGCTTGACCCGGATGTGTGGCGGGTATGTGCCGGCACGGTGGATGAAAATGGGTTGCGGGGCCGGCGTTGCTATGGTGGGTTGGACTTGAGCCGCACAACGGATATTACGGCATTGGTGTGGGTGTTTCCCCCGGAGATTGAAGGTGAGCCGTACCAGGTGCTGTGTCGCTTTTGGATTCCAGAGACGGCGATGCGCGAACGGAGCCGCAAGGATGGGGTCAATTATGAAAGCTGGGTGAGACAGGGTCTCATTGAGGCGACGCCGGGGGATGTGATCGATTATAGCTATGTCTATGCCCAGGTGGATGAGGATGCGCAGCGCTTTGACGTGGTGGAGATTGCGTTCGACCGTTGGGGGGCGGCGCAGGTGTACCAGACGTTGGAGAATGATGGGCTGACGATGGTGCAGATGGGGCAGGGCTTCCAGTCGATGTCGGCGCCGATGAAGGAATTGGAGAAGCTGATCCTCTCCCGGCAGATCAACCACGGCGGCAATCCGGTGTTGACGTGGATGGCGGATAATTTGATCGCTGCGGAAGATGGCGCAGGCAACTTGAAGCCGGACAAAAAGCACAGCACCGAGCGCATTGATGGCATGGTGGCGCTGATTATGGGGCTGGATCGGGCGGTGCGGCATGGCGGTGGCCAGAGTATTTATGAGGAACAGGAGCTACGCTTCTTATGAAAGAGCGGTCATTGACACCGGTGCAAGAGCGATTGGTTGAGGTGTTACGCACCCACGGGGCGCATTTGATCAATAGCCGGGTGAACGGGGTGCGGTTCAGCAACAAGGCGGCGTATATGGCGTGGCGTGGGGTGCCGATCAACCGAAAGACGATTGCGGCGCTGGTGGCGGCGGGCAAGTTGGCGCCGACGCAGATCAATGCGATGCGCCAGGAGTTTCGGTTGACAGAGGTGGCATGATGGGTTGGAGTGATGGCATTGGGCTGCTAGGTGTGGTGGTGTTGCTGGCGGCGATCTATTTGCAATTTGGCGTGGTGGGGGCGTTGGCGGCGCTGGGGCTGTTATTAATCGTGCTGAGTTTGTGGGTGGCACGCTGGGAGGCGATCCAGCGCTATCGCGCCAAGCATAAGCAGGCTGACCGAGGCTAGGACAACATGGGGATTCTTTCGCGGTTGTGGGAAGCGGACGAGCGCGGGGTTACGCTGAGTAATGATCTTATGGTGACGTTGCGCGGGTTGATCCGGGGGGATGGACCGGTGACGCCTTCGTCGGCGATGCAGATTGCGGCGGTCTTCTCCTGCGTGCGCGTGTTGGCAGAGTCGTTGGCGAGTTTGCCTTTTATCTTCTATGAGCGGCAGGGGCGGAGTAAGCAGCGGGCGGTGGGCCATCCACTGTACCGGTTGCTGCATGATTTGCCCAACCCGGAGCATACGAGCGTCGAGATGCGGATGATGCTGATGGGGCATTTGGCGACGTGGGGCAATGCGTATGCACAGATTGTTTACAACCGGCGGGCGCAGGTGATGGAGCTTTGGCCGTTGCGACCGGATCGGATGACGGTGGAACGGCTGTTGCCGGATTTGTCGCTGCGGTATCGCTATTCGTCGGTGGAGTATGGCAGCGTTGATTTTGAGTGGTATGAGATTCTGCATTTGCGGGGGTTGGGCTTTGATGGGCTGCTGGGCTATTCGCCGATCCGGTTAATGGAAAGGACGTTGGGGGTAAGCAATAACCTGGAGGCGTATGGCTCGAAATTTTTTGAGAATGGGGCCAAGCCTGGCATCTTGTTGAGGCATCCGGGGAAGTTGAGCAAGCCAGCGTTTGATCGGTTGATGGATAGTTGGGAGGCGCGCCACCAGGGGATCGCGAATGCCCACCGGGTGGCGATTTTGGAAGAGGGCATGGATGTGGCAACGGTGGGGATTCCGCCACAAGATGCCCAATTCCTGGAGAATAATAAGTTTCAGCGGTCGCAGATTGCCAGTATCTTCCGTGTGCCGCCCCACATGATCGGGGATTTGGAGCGGGCAACCTTTAGCAATATTGAGCAGCAGAGCATTGAATTTGTGACATTCACGCTGGCACCGTGGTTGGCGATTTGGGAGCAGGGCATTTACCGGGATCTGCTTTCGCCGGCGGAACGGGAGCGCTATTTTGCCGAGTTCCTGGTCGATGGGCTGTTACGCGGTGATACGGGCAGCCGGTATCAGGCGTACCAGAGCGCGATTACGACGGGGTGGATGACGCCGAATGAAGCCAGAGAGAAAGAGAATTTGAATCCGCTGGATGGTGGGGATGAGTTGATGCGGCCATTGAATATGGCGGCGGCGGGGACCCCTCCCCAGCCCTCCCCTGATAAGGGAGGGGGCAATGATGCAGCGGCGGGCAAACGGGAGTGGCGCGGGCTGGGGGATGATGAGGAGGCGCAGCGGCGGGATGATCTGTTGGCGGCCAAGGTGGCGTTGCATTCGGCGATGCGTCCGCTCTTCCAGGATGTGAGTAAGCGGGTGGTGCGGCGCGAGGTGGCGGATCTGCGCAAGGCGGTGGATAAGCACTTACGCAAACGGAGCCTGGCGGACTTCCGCATTTGGTTGGGCCAGTTTTATGACGAGTTCCCTAGTGTGGTCCGTGAGGCTTTTTCCGCGCTTTTGCAGAGTTATGCCGGGCAGGCGATGACGGCGGCGGCGGCGGAACTGGGGAAGGATGACGCCGGCGTCAATGATGAGTTGCGCGCCTTTATCGACGACTATTTGGCGGCTATGGCGAATGGGCATGTGGCGGCGAGTCGGCGACAGTTGGAGGCGTTGATCAGCGATGCGCAGGCCGATGGGGCCGACCCGGCGGAATATATTGAGCAGCGTGTGACGGGCTGGGAAGAGAGCCGCCCGGAGGCGATGGCCCAGCGCCAGGCGACCGAGGCGGGGAATGCGCTGGCGATTGCGAGTTACGCCATTTTTGGGGTGCAGTATTTGCGCTGGCTGGCGACGGGGGCCAGTTGTAATGCGTGTCGGTCGCTCAATGGTCGGGTGGTGGGGATTGCTGGTTACTTTGTCCAGGGGGGTGAGTATCTGGATGGGGGCGACCAAGGGTTGATGTTGGTGCGGCGGAGTGCGCGGCACGGCCCCATTCACAACGGGTGCGACTGTGTGGTGGCGGCGGCGTAGGTGTTTCCCAGGAAACGGAAGGGCAACATGACTGAGCAGGTAGAGAAGCGCATTTATAGCAGCGCGATAACGCTGGAGCGGCGCAGCGAGGGTGATCCCGCGATGATGCGGGGGTATGCGGCGGTGTTTGATCAACTGTCGCTGCCGTTGGGCTGGGGCTTCCGGGAGAAGATTCGGGCGGGGGCGTTTGCCGCATCGTTAATAGATGATGTACGGGCGCTGTGGAACCATAACCCGGACTATGTGCTGGGGCGGTCCACCAACAATACGCTGCGGCTGAATGAGGATGATCTGGGGCTGCGGATTGAGATCGAGCCGCCGGCGACGCAGTTGGCCCAGCACTTCATGGCGAATATTGAGCGCGGGGATGTGAACCAGATGAGTTTCCTCTTCCGGGCGCTTGATGAGGAGTGGGACGAGATTGATGGGGAGCTGGTGCGGACGTTGACCAAGGTGAAGTTGTATGAGGTCAGCCCGGTGACGTTTCCGGCGTACCCACAGACGAGCGTAAGTGTGCGTGATGGTTCGGCGGGTTCGACAGGCTCACCCACCGGCAGCGCATTTTACATACCGGAGATGCCGGCGCAGTTTCGGGGGAGATTGCACGGCAACGCAGCGGAGTCGGCGCGGGCGCGCTTGGCGGTGATGCGGCGGCGGTTGGATTTATTCAAATAAGAATAACCCTACAGGTTATAGCTATCTAGGAGACGATGACAATGGATAAGATTTTGCAGTGGCAGCATGATCGGGCGGGGAAGGTGACGCTGGCGCGTGGCCTGTTGGATACGGCGGAGAAGGATGGGCGCAATCTGACCGCTGATGAGGAGAAGCGCTATGCTGATTTGATCAGCGAGGCTGATTCGATTCAGGGCCGGATTGACCGGGAGAAGGAATTGCAACAGCGCGAGGCGCAGATGTTGCAGCCGGATCGGCGGGGGGTGCGCCCGGTGCCGATGGCTGATCCCAATATTGGGATGAATCCGCAGGAGATCCGCCAGTATAGCCTGGTGAAGGCGATTAACGCAGCGGCTACCGGTGACTGGCGGAATGCGCGCTTGGAACTGGAGGCGAGCGAGGCGGTGGCCAAGCGCATGGGGATTACACCCCAGGGGCTGTTTGTCCCTTATGACTGGATGGCGGGCGAACAGCGCGACGTGGTGAAGGGTACGGCCACGGCGGGCGGCCACACGGTGGCGACCAACTTGCTGGCGCAGAACTTTATTGATCTGCTGCGTAATCGCATGGTCTTGCAACAGGCCGGGATTACGGTGCTGTCTGGGCTGGTGGGTGATGTTGCGATTCCGCGGCAGACGGGCGGGGCAACGGCCTATTGGGTGGCGGAAAGTGGTGCGCCGACCGAGAGCCTACAGGCGTTCGACCAGGTGACGATGAATCCAAAGACCTTGGGCGCCTTTACCGATATGAGCCGCAGGCTGCTTAAGCAGTCGAGCCTGGATGTGGAAGCCTTTGTTCGCACGGATTTGGCGACCATCGCGGGGTTGGAGATTGATCGGGCGGGGCTGCATGGGTTGGGGAGCAGCAACCAGCCAACGGGCATTGCGGCCACGGCGGGCATTGGCAGTGTGGCGGGCGGCACCAACGGGCTGGCGCCGACGCGCACGCATTTGGTCGGTCTGGAGACCGAGGTGGCGCAAGACAATGCCGACGTGGGCAATCTGGCCTACGTCACCAACACGCGGGTGCGCGGGAAGTTGAAGCTGACCGAAGTTGCCAGCAGTACTGGTATCTGGACGTGGCAGGATGGGCCGACGCCGCTCAATGGCTATCGGGCGCTGGTGAGCAATCAGGTAAGTTCGGCGCTGACCAAGGGGACATCGACGGGCGTTTGTTCGGCGATCTTCTTTGGCAACTGGCGGGATCTGCTGATGGGTATGTGGGGCGGTCTGGATCTGCTGGTTGATCCCTACACGGTCTCGACAACTGGCACGGTGCGGGTGGTGGTGCTGCAAGATGTTGATATTGCGGTGCGGCAACCGGCTTCTTTCAGTGCGATGTTGGATGCGTTGACGACCTAGTGATCTGGGTGAAGGGGTGACCGGGTGACGGTTGCCCCTTCACCGGATTGGCGCAAAGCTGGGAGGGATAGGAGGAATAGGATGGATGTGATGGTTGTGATCGTCCGGGGGACGGTGGCGGGGGGTGTGGCGCGAGAGGCTGGGGAGTTGGTGGCCGTGAGTGCGGCGGAGGCGGCTTTGCTGTTGCGCATGGGCAAGGCGGTGCTTCCGCCTGCGGCTGTGGTGGAGGAAGAGGCCACAGCGGCGCCGGATGGCGAGACGGCGACGGCGCCGAAGCGCAAGCGGTAAGGGGTAAATTATGGTACTTAGTGGACAAATCACTGTGACCACGGCCGGCACGGCGGTGCGGGGGACAGCGACGCCGGTTCTTTTGGCTGTCCGCGTGGCGGCGCATCCGGCCAATACGGGTGTAATTTGGGTTGGGGATGGTGATCCTGTGGGCAATGGGGTGACGAGTACCACGGGGTTTCCGTTGAATCCGGGTACGTCCATCGAGTTGCCGGGGAACCTGAATCAGTATTGGTTTGACGCCGCGGTAAGCGGGGAGAAAGCCTGTTGGATTGTGGCGACCAAGTGAGGTGCTTATGCTGCCGGTTTTGGTGACGGGTCCCACGGTGGAGCCGGTTACGTTGGCGGAGGCGAAGGCCCATTGCCGGGTGGAACATGCGGATGATGACACGTATATCACGGCGCTGATTACAACGGCGCGGGTGTATGTGGAGCAGCGCTGTTGGATTTCGCTCTGTACGCAGACGTGGCGGCAGCACCTGGATGGGTGGCCAGGGGAGTGCCTGGCGTTGACGTATCCGCCGGTGGGGGCGATTAGCAGTGTGACTTATAAGACCGATGGGGGCAATACGTTGACATTGGCATCAACGGTTTACACATTGACGCCGGATAATTGCTTCTTCTGCTTGGCAGCCAATCAGGATTGGCCTACCGTTGAGTTGTGGCCGCAGTGGCCGATTGCGATTACCTATACCACGGGTTATGGGTTGGCGGCGGCGGTGCCAACCCCGTTGAAGCAGGCGATGCTGTTGTTGATTGGCCATTGGTATGAGAACCGGGAGGCGGTGGTCGTATCGGCGGGGGTGACGGTGTCGAGCGGGGCGGTGCAGATGGCGGTGGATTCGCTGTTGTATTTGTATGAGGTGCGCTGACCCCTCCCTAGCCCTCCCCTGATAAGGGAGGGCATTGTGGCAGGCGCTAAGGAGATTGGCAATGCAGGCTGGGCAGTTGCGCGAGCGGATTGCGATTGAGGCGATGACGGTTGTGGCCGATGGCATGGGTGGGCAGACGCCGACTTGGGCGACGGTGGCGACGGTGTGGGGGCGCGTGCGCACCCAGTTGGGCCAGGAGCAATTTAGTTCGGCGGCGGATCAGGTGCAGGCGACCATTAGCCATAAGGTGAATTTGCGGGCCGGGGCCGGTGGGGTGGCGTTGACGAATCGGCATCGGTTGGTGTGGCAGAACCGGCGGTTGGAGATTATCACGATTGGGGACCCGGAGGGGCGGCAACGGGAACAGGTTGTGATGTGTCGTGAGGTGGTTTAGGCGGTTGGGCGCGTAGTCAGTCTTGGGGATGCCTGGCGGCACTGACGCTGCCGTTGTGTTGAGGGGTGCAGCGGCGCTTCTCGCCGGCAAGCACGGCGCGGCGTTGGTGGCGGTTCGATTCCGTCTTCCCCACCAAGTGACCAATAGCTAGATGGGATGGATGATGGCGGGTAGTTTTCAGATTACAAAAAATCAGTTGCCGGCGGTGCGGAATGCGTTGCGGGTGACGGCGCCGGCGACGATGAAGGAAGTGGCGACCGAGGCGCGGGATGAGGCGCGGCGGTTGGCGCCGAAGGATACGGGCGACCTGGTGAAGGGGATTAAGGTGCGCCGAATCCGGGGCGGTTGGTCGGTGGTGTCGTTGATGTTTTACGGCCACTTCCATGAGTTTGGGACGGTGCGGCTGCCGGCCCGTCCGTTTATGACGCCGGCGGGGGAGCGGGCGGTGGCGAAGTTGAAGCGGCGCCTTTCTAAGGTGGTGACGGAGGCGGTGCGGTGATCGAAGTTCTTCGGGTTGACCAGTGGCTCTATGCGACGTTGACGGGGGATGCGACGTTGGCGGCGGCGGTGGGGACGCGCTGTTATGGCGATGTGGCGCCCCAGGGGGCGGTGTTTCCGTATCTCCTCTTCACGTTGATGGATGGTACGGATGTGATGGGGGTGGGGACGGCGCGGATTATGGTCAATGCGATCTACCAGATCAAGGTGATTGGCCAGGGGCCGAGCTATGGGCCGTTGAAGGCGATTGCGGACCGAATGGATACGGTTCTTCAGGGCAAGACGGGGAGCGTGGTGGATGGGGTGATTCTGGCATGTACGCGGGAACAGCCGATCCGCTATGTGGAGGTGGCCGGGGAGACGCAGTATCGGCATTTGGGGGGGTTATATCGGATTTTTGTGCAGTGACGAGAGATAGGGGAAAGGTAGGAGGAGATGTCAGAGCGAGCGGGGATTACTCAGGTTGTTCAGATCGGGGTGGAGGTTACGCCGGGTACGATTGTGCCGGCCAATCGGAAGCTATTGGCGACGCAGATCAGCCCGACAATCCAGACGGCGGTGAAGATGTATCGACCGCTGGGCGGCAAGTATGCGACGGTGGGCGCCCAGGGCAAGGAGTGGACGACGGCGGGGATGCAGGGGCAGATGGTCTATACAGACATCGTCTATCCGCTCTCTTCGATTTTTAACTATGCGGCGCCGGTGCAGCAGGGCGTAACCACTGCGTACAAATGGACCTTTTCGCCGGCGCAGGCGGCCCCGGATTCGGCGCGCACCTATACTGTGGAGGTGGGATCGGCTGTGCGAGCGCATGAGATGGGCTACGGAATTTTCGATTCGTGGGGCTATACCCTTGGTCGGGATGAGTTCACGACCAAGGGATCGCTGATCGGGCAGCGGTTGATTGATGGGGTCACGCTGACGGCGACGCCTACGGAGATTGCCCTTCAGCCAGTCCTGCCGACCGAAGTCGCGATTTTTATGGATGCAACGTCGGCGGCGCTGGGAACAACGAAGCTTTTGCGCGTCTTCCAGGCCGATTACGAAGTGGCCAGCAAAGTGGGGCCGGTGTGGCCGATTGACTCGGCACAGACGAGTTGGGCGGCCCATGTGGAGTTGGAACCCAAGGCACAGTTCAAACTGCTGATGGCGGCCGACGCGGTTGGGATGGGGTTGTTGACGCAGATGCGGGCGGGGACGAAGCGCTTTATCCAGCTACGGGCAACCGGGCCGATTATTGCCACGCCCCATACGTGGCTCTTCCAGCATTCGATCTGTGGGATCGTGACAGCGGTCAGCGAGTTTAAGGATCAGGAAGGGGTGTACGCCATTGAGTGGACCTTTGATCAGGTGCATGATACGACGTGGGGAAAGAGTACGGAAATTCAGGTGAATAATACGTTGACGACGTTGTAATTCGTGATTCGTGATTCGTGATTCGTGATTCGTGATTAGGAGATTGGTGGATGGCGAAGATGAAGGTGGGGCAGTTGGTGAAGGATGCGCGGACGGTGGAGATTCCGATTGATGGGGAGCAGCTGACGGTGACGTATCGGCCTTCGGAACTGACGCCGGCGACGGAAGCGGCGATGATGGATCAGGTGGATGGGAGCCGGGCGGGGGGCGGATTGTGCAAGTTGTTGGCCAAGGTGTTGGTGAGTTGGGAGCTGGTGGGCGATGATGAGAAGCCCTACCCGACGACCGAGGCGGCGTTGCGGAAGTTGCCCATCGCCTTCCTGGGGCTGGTGGTGCAGGGCATTACCGGGGACATGCGCCCAAACGCGACGAGTGCCGCGCCCTTGAACGGTGGCTTGGTAGCGGCGGGCTAGTCGGGGAGCCACCGGATTGGTATTTTTTGCTACAGGCGGCGCGCTATATGAACTGCACGCCGTGGGAGTTGGCGGAGCAGCCTAGTTGGTGGATGCACGCTGCATTGGCGGCGCAAAGCGCCGAGAATCATGCTGAAGCGGAACAATGGCGCAGACGGTCGCAAATCTCTTAATTAAGTTTGAATCGGACACCGGCAATGCTGTGCGCGGGATTAACCGTGTCGAGGCGAGCATTGGGGGTGTGGAGCAGCGCGCCAACAGTGTGGGATCGGTGCTGGGCAATTTTGGCCGGGTGGCGGCTGGGGCGGCGGTGGCCGGGCTGGCGACGCTGGGGGCGGCGTTGACGGCGACGGCGGTCGATGGCACCCAGATGGCCATGGACCTAGAAAGCGGCATGAGTGTCATTGCATCCAGTATGCAGCGCAGCCGGGAAGAGGTCGAGCCGCTGAAGGAATTGATCTTGGGCTTGGGGATGAACCCCAACCTGACGGTCACGACACTGGAGGCGGCGGAGGCGATTGATTCATTGGCGCGCAATGGCGTGGCGATGACGGAGATTATGGAGGGGGCGGCAGAGGCCACCGTGTTGCTCTCCAACGCCACGGGCGGCGACTTTGCCCAGTCGGCGGACATTATGACCGATGTGATGAATCAATTTAAGGATTCGGCGGGCAGCTATATGGACGCGGTGGATGGGATCGCCGGCGTGACTAATGCCAGCAAATTCACGATTGATGACTACGCATTGGCGATTGCGCAGGCTGGTGGCGTGGCCTCGGCCGTGGGTGTAGAGTTTGGCGACTTCAATACGACGATTGCGGCGATTTCGCCGCTCTTCGGGTCGGGGAGTGATGCCGGCACAAGCTTTAAGACGATGCTACAGACGCTGATCCCTAAGTCAGACGGGGCGGCGGCGGCTATGAAAGAGTTGGGGCTGATTACGGCGGATGGCAGCAATCAATTCTTTGACGCGCAGGGCAACCTGAAAAGCATGGCGTACATCGCCAGCTTGCTGCAAGGGGCGCTGGCCGGGTTGACAGAAGAGCAGAAGAATGCGGCGCTGAGTACCATCTTCGGGACGGATGCCATGCGGGCGGCGGTGGCGCTGGCCGATAGTGGCAAGGTGATTTACACCGACGTGGCGCTGGCGGCGAAAGAGTTGGGTGTGAGCCAGGAGGCGCTCAACGGGGTGGCCAAGGATGGGATTACGGCCTTTGAGGCGTTGCAAGTGCAGATGGGGCAGGTGGATGCCCTGGAAGCGGCTAAGACGCGCATGGATAACACCAAGGGGGCGCTGGAAATTCTGGGCGGCGTGGTGGAGACGGTGAAGATCCAGATCGGCGATGCCTTTTTGCCGGTGGTGCGCCAGTTGGCGGAGCAGTTGACGGCCTTTGTGAGCGAAAATAGCGGGCGGATTGTGGCCTTCTTTGGCAGCTTTGCGGCGGTCGTGGCGATTGCAGCGAGCTATATTCCGGGGTTGGTGCAGGGCATTTTTGATTTGGCTGGCTGGCTGGGGAGTCTCTACACGGCGATTCAGACAACGGTGGCGGGCTGGCAGCCCTTTATTGCAGCGGTGTTGGCGGTGGTGCAGCCGGTGATCGGCGCGGTTGCGGCGTTTGTGGGCTGGCAGGATATTTTGATCGTGCTGGCTGGCATCATCGGCGGGTCGGTGGCGGTGGCGCTGGCTGGGCTGGTGGCGGCGCTGGCGCCGGTGGTCGGGGCGGTGCTGGGCGCGGTGGCGGCGGTGGCGGTGATGCGCAACGCTTGGGAGAATGATTGGGGCGGGGTGCGGTCGGCGGTGGTGGACGCGTGGGCGGCGATGCAGCCGATTGTGACCGCTCTTCAGGATTGGTTGGCCACGAATTTACCGACAGCATTGACTACGCTACAGACGACCTGGTCAACGGCGTGGGACGCACTACCGGGAGCGGTGACAGCGGCGCAGGAAACGATTGGGGCGGCCTGGCAAACATTGACCGATTTATTTGGGCCATCCATCGAGCGCATTAAGGGTGCCCTGGGCGAGATAGTGGCGGGCCTGGCGCCCATCACACCGAAGTTTGCTGAGTTGCAGACGGCGATCAGCACGATGGTGGCGGCGGTGATGCCCGTCGTCCAGACGTTGGGCGGGGTGATTGCAGGCGTGTTGGGGGTGGGGGCGGTGATGGCGATCAACTGGTTGGCGGCGGCGTTTGCTGCGTTGCCTACCCAGATTGGAGCCGTGATCGACCAGGTGACGGCAACCGTACAATTGATTGCCACCACCGTGCAAGGGGTGACGGCGACGATTACAGCGCTCTTCCAGGGGGATTTTGCCGGGGCCTGGGCGGGAATTCAGACGGTTGTGGGCGGGGTGGTAAGGTATATAGAGCAAACGTTGGGCAATCTGGGCGTGCTGGTCTGGGCTTCTTTTGCCATTATCACGCAGACCGTGAGCGGAACATTTACGGACCTGAAGAGCATTTTGAGCGGCTTCGGGGTGGATGTGGATGGCATCATTACCAAGATTACGGCTCTGTCCACGTGGATTGGTCAGCTTTTCAGCGGTGATGCGTCGTTGAACCTAGCCGCACCGGAATGGATGACGACGTTGTTGGCGTGGGCCTGGCCGGCTGTTGGCGTAGCTGCCGAGTGGGTGACAACCCTACTGACGTGGGCCTGGCCAGCGATGGGCGTTGCGGCTGAGTGGGTGACGACGCTGTTGGCGTGGGCCTGGCCCGATTTTATTGGGGTGCCGGATTGGGTGACGACATTATTGGTGTGGGCGTGGCCGGTTTTTATTACGCAGCCGGGCTGGGTGTTGGGATTGGTGGTGTGGAAGTGGCCGGCGTTTATTGGCCAACCCGGCTGGGTGAGCGACCTGGTGGATTGGGCGTGGCCGGGGTTGGGGATGCCGGCGTGGTTGGAACGGTTGTTTAATTGGAGTTGGCCATCGTTTCCGAAGTTGCCGAGTTGGTTGGGTGGGAGTGATGAGACGGCGACGACCAATGGGACGGCGACGACGGGTGGGACGGGCGAGGGGAAGTCGCTGCTAGGGCCGGTGGGACGGGAGCCGGCGTTGGTGGGGGCTGGTGGCGTGCAGATTGTGATCAATGCCAACGTGGCGAGCCAGTTGGATATTGAGGATCTGGCCTATCGGGTGGCGGCGATTATTCAGCGGCGGCGGGGGTAGGGTATGGCGGTGTTGCTGCGGCTCAATCAGGGTGGGACAACCTATAGCCTGGTGTCTGGTGATGTGATGGTGACTGAGGGCTATACCCCGCGCGTGGGGGCGGTTGGTGATCCTACGGTGGTGGATAGCATTCCGTTGCTGCTCTTTGGCGCGACGGCGGCGGCGGTGCAGGCGGTGGCATGGGCAATTGAACGGCATTTGGTGGCGGCACGCAAGCGGCAGGCAGACCAGGCCGGCACGCGGGTTTATCTGGAGATGTGGCTAGACGCGGATAGTGAGTATTGGCGGAGTGAGATCCTGGATGGCCGGTTGACCTTTGCCGAGGGGGCGCTGGATACGCAATCGACGCGCAAGGTTGAGGCGGTGTTGCTGCTGGAGCGGGTCAACTTCTGGGAGTCGGGAGAGGGTGAGTTGGCGATCAGCAATAAAATCTCTTCTGCGGCAACAGGGGGACGGACGATTGGCAACCACACGGACGGCGACGCGGCGGCCAGTAGTGGCAACTGGGGACAGGTTGCGGCGGGGCAGGTGGGGGGATCGTTGCCGACGCCGGCGCTGATTACGTTGGCGAATGCGACGGCGAGCAGTCAAGATTATCGGAATATTTATATTGGGCTGAATGCCTATAGCGACCCGGTTAACTTCGCCCACATGATTGAAGGGGAAGCGGCGGCGCCGAGCTATGGCACTAGCGTTAGCCTGAGCAGCTGCAGCGGTGGCGCGTATCTCAGCAAGACGGTGACGGGGAGCAGCTTTATTCAGTGGACGTTGCCGGCGGCGACGATGCAGGCGGCGCAAGGGCGCTTCTTCCGATTGCTGGCGCGCCTGGCGTCGATCAGCGGATCGTGCTATCTGCGTCCGGTGGTGCGCGATAGCACGGGGTTGGTGGATCTGTTTGTGGGCGATGAACGGCTGGTGAGCAGTGAAGTGGCGCTGGTGGATCTGGGGGCGCTGCCGTTGCCGCCCAGTGTCGGCGCTGTGAGCTGGGGAGATCTGACGCTGCTGTTGATGGTGCGGTCGGTGGCGGGGGTGACGCTGGGGTTGGATTTCGTGCAATTGACGCCGGCGGATTCTTTTGCCCAGGTGCGGCAGCGGGGGTTATCGATCCCGGCTGGCGGGGTGATTACGCTGGATGGGATTGAGGGGGCGGTGTATGGTGGGGGCAGCCCGATTTATACGCCGATCCAGATGCCGCTGTGGTTGCAGCCCAATCTGTTGCAACGGATCTATGTGCTGCATGATGAGGGGACGGGGGCGCCGGTGATTACCAACACCTTTACGGTGCGCGTCTACTATCGCAAACGGCGGTTGACGTTATGATGAGCGCTGAGATTGAGAGCGGGGGCAATAGTCTGCCGTGGCCCAATGGGGTGATGGCAACCGTGGAGCGCTATGGGGCGAGCGCGACGAAGGGCGCTGATCAGGCGGCGGTGACGGCGACGGGGCCGACTGACGCGCTGTGGGCGTTGTTGCGCTGGCTGGGTTATCGGTTGCGGATTCGGGATGGCGCGGGGGAAGCGGTGTGGGGCGGGCTGATCAACGAGGTGACGTTGCAGTTGGGCGCCTTTGAGGTGGGGCTATCGCTGGAGGGGATGTATAACCGGATTGCGGTGGCCTATTCGACCACGGACGCGGGCGGGTCGGATGTGCGCGCCACCACGGCGTGGGCGGAAGATGCCGAGAGCGTGGCGCGCTATGGCTATAAAGAGCTTCTGCACACGGCGGCGGATGTGGCGCCGGCGCAGGCGACGGCGTTGCGGGATACGTTGTTGGCGACGTTGAGCAAGCCGAATGCGCTGCTGCGGTTGAATGGGGGGGCGCCAGGGGCGACGATCCGGGCGGTGGGGCTGCTGGAGACCTTTGATTGGCGCTATTATAGCCAGGTGGCCGGGCTGGAAGAGCATACGGACGGGGGCCAGGAACAGGCGCTTGGGCAGGGCCTGACGGCCACCAGCATTGGCTTTACGCAGGATGGGCGGTTGCATGATATGGGCAATCGCTTCGACGCGCTGCCCAAGGACAGCAACGTGCAGGTGACGGGGAGCGCCAGCAACAATGGTACGCACCTGCTGACGGCGAGTGGGCGAGATGGTAGCAGTTACACGGCCAACACGATTGCGATTCAGCCGACCGATGATCTGGTGGATAGTGCGGAGCGGTTGAACTTCCTGAGCGCCAACGATATTTTTCAACTATCGGGGAGTGCCAGCCACAACGGCTATTACCGGGTTAAGGGCGGCGGGGCGGCGGCGATTACGGTGGCGCCGAATGTGGGGACGGAGGCGGCGGGCGCGAGCATCACCTTGGCCCAAGCGGGAAGTATCCGCACGAGTAGCGTTTTTGTGAATGAGATGCCGGGCGCCACGGTGACGATGACGGTGCATGGGCAGAAGATTGCCCAATCGTTCAGCCTGGCGGCGAATACGAGTTGGACGGTGGACCAGATCGCGATCAACCTGAAGAAGGTGGGGGCGCCGGCGGATGGGGTGACGGTGCAGTTGTGCGCGGATAGTGGTGGGGCGCCGGGTACTGTGCTGGTGCAGACGACGGT